TAAATGGACCCTATTAGTGCGATGGCAACAGCCAGTGCTGCATTCGGTGCTATCAAAAAAGGTTTTCAGGTAGGCCGTGATATAGAGCAAATGGCGTCTGACCTGTCCCGTTGGATGGGTGCTATGTCCGACTTGGACATGCTAGAGAAGGAAGCTAAGAATCCTCCCATATTTAAGAAACTGTTTGCTGGCAAATCTGTTGAACAAGAGGCGGTGGAAACATTCGCTGCCAAACAAAAAGCTGAAGCACAGCGTAGAGAGTTACAGCAGTGGATTGGCTTAACTATGGGCAAGTCTAAATGGGATGAACTTGTTCGTATGGAAGGGTCAATTAGAAAATCTCGCCAAGAGACACTATACAAACAAAGACAAAGGCGGCGTAAGTTTGTAGAGATTGTAGCATGGATAGTCATGGCAGGTATTGGCGCAGGTTGTCTTGTTGGATTTGCATTGTTTCTTAAAGGTCTTGCAGCTAATGCATCTCCAGAATATGTAATATGCCGACTGCAAGGTTGCCAAACTATAGATGGTGAAAGACTTTGTATATACTACGGTCCTAACAATACTGTAGATAATGTGTGGTTAAATACTAGCGAATACTTCCCAAAAGAAATACAATGTAAATATGATCCTAAAAATGAGAAACCTCCTAGTTTACGTGAGACATTCAAAGCTATAGAGAAGTCAAGAAAATAATGAAAGCACCACAGAAAAGTCTAAAGCAATGGACAAAGCAAGATTGGAGAACAAAGAGTGGGAAACCGTCCAGTAAAACTGGTGAACGGTATCTACCGTCAGCCGCTATCAAAAGTTTGTCGGCACAGGAATATGCGGCTACAACCAAAGCTAAAAGGGAAGGTACACGTAAAGGAAAACAATTTGTCAAGCAACCAAAAAAGATTGCAAAAAAGACAGCAAGATTCAGGAGAGCATAATGTTGAATCTACTAATAGGGCCAATAGCTGAATTAGCAGGAACATGGTTAAATGGAAAAGTTGAAAAAACTAAAGCAGAAACTGGAGCAAAGGTGGCAAAAGCTAAAGCAGAAGCTGTCATCATGGAAAAGAAAGCTACAGGCGAAATTGATTGGGACTTGGAAATGGCTAAAGGGTCTACTACATCGTGGAAAGATGAGTGGCTCACTATTCTTTTCTCTATACCTCTCATTCTTGCGTTCATTCCGGGTATGGAAGAAGTAGTTGCAAACGGGTTTAATCAACTCAAACAGATGCCTCAATGGTATCAATACAGCCTTGGTGTTATTGTTGCTGCCAGCTTTGGTGTACGCAGTGCTACAAAATTCTTTGGTAAGAGGTAGTCCTAATGCCGATGTGGAGTATGCACGAGAGAACTACAGAAGAGCAAGCGAGGAAGAACCGTGGCAGAAGTAACGATGGAAAGATTACTGAAGTGGAAGATACTACCACGTCTGATGATGCTTGGGATGTCCTTATCCGCTTGGCGGGTAGTGGAGTGGTTTATGACATTGCCAGACCCAACAAGCCAACAAGCAGCACTAGTGAGTGTAGTCACGGGGGCAATGACAGGTGCATTTGCGGTGTGGATGGGACATGAAAAATGAAATACGATAAAGATTTATTAATGCAAAAACTTGTGGCACACGAGGGGCTACGACTTCAAGTATATGAAGATAGTCTTGGTATTGCTACAATTGGCATTGGACGGAACCTAGAAGACCGTGGTATCACGCCAGAAGAACTAGCTTGGATGGACATACCGAATATGGCTATTGTTCATACAATGGGTATTACTGAAGCTGATGCCGTGTATCTAGCACAGAATGACGTACAGATTGTCGAAGAAGAACTGGTACGTGCGCACCCTTGCGTGGACAGGTTAGACGCTGTACGTCAGCTTATATTGGTGGACATGGCATTTAACATGGGCGTACCAAGATTGGGCAAGTTCAAAAAAATGTGGGCAGCTATCCACGAAAATAATTTTGAAGAAGCAGCAAAAGAAATGCTTGACAGCAGGTGGGCAAATCAGGTAAAATCAAGGGCAACGAAATTAGCACACGCTATGCATACAGGTGAGATATAATGGCTAGACAGCTAACAGAAAAACAACAGAAGTTCCTTGCGGTGCTTTTTGACGAAGCAGGTGGTGACATGGTGACTGCCAAGAAGATGGCAGGTTATGCAGATACCAGTGGCACAGCAGAGATTGTCAAGGGATTGAAAGAAGAGATACTAGAAGCTACACAGATGTATATGGCACGTAATGCACCACGGGCTGCTATGGCTATGACAGGCGCACTTGTTGACCCAACGGAACTTGGCATTCGTGATAAGATGGTTGCTGCTAAAGAACTTCTTGACCGTGTAGGTCTGGTAAAGACAGAAAAGATGCAAGTAGAGGCATCAGGTGGTGTTATGCTTATGCCACCTAAAGCCACGGTTGAGGAGGATGACTAATGGGCAAACTAAAAGCAGGAATGAAATTAGCGGATTTTTTAGCGCAAGCTACGGGTAGACAGTTAAATCGTTTAGGTAGTAAATTAGGTATGGATAAAGACATACTAGATGGTTTATCCTCAAATCAAATACAAGGTGCTATTCTGGATGAAAGTCAGCAATATATGCGTAATAAACGTAAGAATATTAATAGGCGCGTTGGCACTGCTGCCGCTGCTGGTGCTGCCACCTATGGAGTCGTTGACTTTATACATGATATGCTTGGTATCTCTTCCGTTGCTGATGGAACATTATCAGCCGCAGAAAGAGAAAGACTTGATGATAAAAAACCTGATCCAACGCCGAAACCTGCATCTAAAGAAAGTAAGTCCAAAGACTTGCCAAAGACACTTCCAAAACCAAAACCAAAGCGTAAACCGTTACCAAAAAATTTACCAAAGCCAAAACCAAAACGCGAAAATAAAAAAGAAGAAAAGTCAGGAGTCCAATTTAAATTTGAAACAACAAATAAAAATAAAGGCGGTATGGTAAAGTCTCGCACAGGACCACAGGATTTCCGTAAAGGTGGCATGGTTTTATCTACAGTAGACAATCGCAGAAATAAATAATGTATTTTATAGATTGGGACGCACCCATTAAAGAGGGTAGAAAAAATGACACTTGTCCTAACTGCGTAACAAAAAATATGAAACGTAAAGGAAGAAATAGACGTATATGTTTAGACTGCGACACATTATTTATCAGGCCAAAAAATGAACAGAAGCGTAGGCAAGTGGAAGCTACCACAGCCAACAGACATCAAAGAGGAAAACGTATGGGTGCAGATACCTCGCATTGCTAGGACTGTACCCTTTGGATACAAAGTAAACGAAGAAGACCCCGACCTTCTTGACCCTATACAGACTGAACTAGACTTGCTGGAGAAAGCAAGGAAGCATGTAAATCAATACTCATACCGTGAAGTAGCGAACTGGTTGAGTGCTAATACTAACAGATACATTTCACACGTAGGATTAAGAAAACGGTTAGGTAATGAAAAACAGCGTAAGAACCAAGCTAGAAGCCTCCGCAAGTGGGCAGAATATGCGGAAAAGGCAATCGCCAAAGCGAAAGCCCTTGAAGAAGAAAGAGTCGGCTCCAAAGCCAACGGTTGAAATACAAGATGTTTCATATGAAACAGAGGCAATAGAAGAACATGCCAATGTATTATTCAAACCAAACAAGGGTCCACAGACAGAGTTTTTAGCTGCTGCAGAACGAGAAGTGTTATATGGTGGAAGTGCGGGGGGTGGTAAAAGCTACGCCATGCTTGCAGACCCACTACGTTACATGGGGCATCCACAGTTTAGTGGACTGTTGCTTCGGCATACAACAGAGGAACTGCGTGAACTTATATTCAAGTCGCAGGAGTTGTACCCAAAAATCTGGCCCGGTATAAAGTGGTCAGAACGTAAGATGCAGTGGACTGCACCATCTGGCGCAAGGTTGTGGATGTCATATCTGGATAGGGATGATGATGTCTTGCGTTATCAGGGTCTAGCATTTAGCTGGATAGGGTTTGACGAATTGACTCAATGGTCCACACCATATGCATGGAATTACATGCGGTCACGTCTACGGTCCACTGCACCAGACTTGCCCATCTTTATGAGGGCTACGACTAACCCCGGAGGACGGGGCCATCAATGGGTCAAGAAGATGTTCATCGACCCTGCACCATATAATAGGTCTTTCGATGCGACAGATTCTGAAACAGGAGAGGTCTTGCGGTATCCCGCAGGACATGCGAAAGCTGGCAGACCTCTATTCAAAAGGCGGTTTATCCCAGCAAGACTATCTGACAATCCTTACTTGGCAGAGTCGGGTGACTACGAAGCAATGCTTCTATCCATGCCAGAACAGCAACGGCGACAATTACTAGAGGGTGATTGGGATATTAAAGAAGGTGCAGCCTTTACGGAGTTTGACCGTAACATTCATGTGGTTGATCCTTTCCCCATTCCTAATAATTGGGTTAAGTTTAGGGCTTGCGATTATGGGTATGGTTCATACAGTGGGGTTGTTTGGTTTGCTGTTAGTCCTGCTGAACAGCTTGTTGTATACAGGGAGCATTACGTTTCTAAAGTTCTGGCGACAGATTTGGCAGACCAAATACTGGAGTTGGAAGCTGGGGATGGCAACATCAAGTACGGTGTTCTTGATAGTTCTCTTTGGCATAAGCGTGGCGATACTGGCCCTAGTCTGGCAGAACAAATGATTAGCAAAGGATGCAGATGGCGTCCATCAGATAGAAGCAGAGGCAGTCGCGTAGCTGGCAAAAACGAAATACATAGACGGCTACAAGTAGATGAATATACGGAGGAACCAAGACTTGTGTTCTTTAATAGTTGCACGAACATTATATCCCAGCTACCAGCACTTCCGCTTGACAAGCGCAATCCAGAAGACGTTGATACAAAGTCTGAAGACCATCTTTATGACGCCCTCCGGTACGGGATTATGTCCAGACCCCGGTTTAGTATTTTCGACTACGACCCGCAAGGTAGACCGGGTACGGGTATGCGAGTAGCAGATTCAACATTTGGGTATTGATATGGAAATTATTTGGTCATTAATGTTAACAGTGTGCATGGATAGTCAAACTTGTGTCGAACAATCTGTGCAATGGTTTGAGCAAAAACCAGAATGTATAGAGGCACAGATCATACACGAAAGCATACCGCCAGATGGCAATTGGAAATCTGTTGACTATAAATGCACTATAGTTGGAGCAAAGGAAGTATAATGGCTGAAGAAGAAATTTTAATGGAAGATGATTCAATTGCACTAGACGATACAGATGATAGTGCAACTGAAGATGCTAACGTGTCTTCAATCATTGCCTTTATTGAGGGTAGATACCATAAAGCAGAAGACTATAGATATCAAGATGAAGAACGCTGGCTTAGAGCATACCGCAACTATCGTGGTCTGTATTCACCAGATGTTCAGTTTACCGAAACGGAGAAGTCTCGTGTCTTTATTAAAATCACCAAAACAAAAACATTGGCAGCATACGGACAAATTACCGATGTACTCTTTGCCAACAATCGTTTTCCGCTTTCTATCGAACCTACGACACTTCCTGAAGGTGTAGTAGATAGTGTAAACTTTGATCCACAAGCACCGGAAGATGATATAGGTATTAACGATCTGCAGAACCCGTATGGTTTTGCTGGCGATGGGTTGGGTCTACCTGCTGGGTCAACAGAAAAAACTCTACTAGATAAACTGGGGCCACTTCAAGAAAAGCTAGACCCTGTGCAGGATAAACTAAAAGAGGGGCCGGGTGCAACTCCAACTTCTGTAACATTTAGCCCAGCTATGGTTGCTGCTAAAAAGATGCAGAAGAAGATACACGATCAACTTGAAGAGTCGAGTGCAACTAAGTATTTGCGTAGCACTGCCTTTGAAATATCTTTGTTTGGCACAGGCGTAATGAAAGGTCCATTTGCTGTTGACAAAGAATATCCTAACTGGAATGACGATGGCGAGTATGATCCTGTATTTAAAACAGTGCCACAGATATCTCACGTTTCTGTTTGGAACTTCTATCCTGATCCTGATGCCAACAACATGGATGAGGCGCAGTTTGTAATTGAGAGACACAAGATGTCTCGCACACAGTTGCGTTCTTTGAAACGCCGCCCATACTTTAGGTCATCTGTTATTGACGAAGTTATATCCTTTGGCGAAAACTATACTAAAAAATATTGGGAAGACGATCTTTCAGACTATGCACCAGAGCATGGCATTGATCGTTTTGAAGTGCTAGAGTATTGGGGCATGATTGATGTCGCTATGCTTATTGAGCAAGATGTGGACATACCCAAAGAACTAGAGGACTTTGATGAACTGCAAGCCAATGCATGGGTTTGTAACGGCAAACTAATTCGTCTTGTACTTAATCCCTTCAAGCCATCTAAAATTCCATACATGGCTGCACCCTACGAACTCAACCCATACTCGTTCTTTGGCGTAGGTATTGCAGAAAATATGGACGACACGCAAACATTGATGAATGGTTTTATGCGCATGGCTGTTGATAATGCTGTGCTGTCTGGCAACTTGCTAGTTGAGGTAGACGAAACTAACCTAGTGCCGGGACAAGACCTCACGTTGTATCCGGGTAAAGTATTCCGTAGGCAAGGTGGCGCACCGGGTCAGGCAATCTTTGGTACAAAGTATCCAAACGTGTCACAAGAAAACATGATGATGTTTGACAAAGCACGGGTGCTGGCAGATGAGAGTACAGGCTTTCCATCCTTTGCACATGGACAGACAGGTGTATCGGGTATAGGCCGCACAGCATCCGGTATCTCTATGCTCATGGGTGCTGCACAAGGTTCTATCAAGAGTGTCATTAAAAACGTAGATGATTATTTGTTACGTCCTCTTGGCGAAGGCTTATTTAGATTTAATATGCAGTTTGACTTTGATCCAGAACTAAAGGGCGACCTAGAAGTAAAAGCCCGTGGGACAGAAAGCCTCATGGCAAACGAAGTGCGCAGTCAGCGTCTAATGCAGTTCTTGCAGATTGCAAGTAACCCTGCACTTGCGCCGTTTGCTAAATTCCAATACATAATTACAGAGATTGCAAAGTCTATGGACCTTGACCCCGATAAGGTTGTAAACGATATGAATGAAGCTGCACTGCAAGCAGAGATTATGAAAGGGTTCCAAGCCCCACTACCTGAAGGCCAAGGTGCGCCAGCAGGTGCGGATGTGATGGACCCAACTGGTGCAGGTGGTGGAACAATGGGTACTGGACAAGTGCCTGTTCCGGGTGAACAAGGATTTAGTGGAAATGGTGGACAAGGAACTGTACAGCAAACTGAAGCCGTTGGTGGGCAACAGCCGCCAGTGGAGCAACTTCAGTAATTACATTGATGCGCTAATTGACACGCATCGTAAAACATTAGAGCAATCTAATGATATTACAGATATAGCACGTGCGCAGGGTTCTATCACTGCGTTGCGTAAGGTGCAACGTCTTAGAGATGAAGTGAGTGAACTAGATGGATAACGATCAGTTTTTAGATGCGTATCTAAATACTCTTGAGACTAGCGAAGGTGCTGGTGGCGGTGATACCGTTACTGGTATGGCAACAAGAGAATATGGGGTTAAAAATTTATTAGGCGTAAACGAAGAAGATTATAAAAACAACCCTAAAGGACTCGCAAAAGCTGTAGCCCAAAAAAATATTGATGAACTTATAGATATGGGTATTGACTGGAACAGCCTTCCTTTATCTATGAAATTTAATGCATTAGATATTCAATATAACATGGGTAGTTTAAAAAGTAAAGCACCAAATTATTTTAAAGCACTTAAATCTGGAAATTATGCGGATGCAATAAAAGAATCACTAGATGCAATCGGTGCGTATGATCCAAAAAGAAAAGGAGAACGCCCAACAAAAGGTATTGCATTACGCCGTGCAATGTTTTATAATATGGCAGCCACGGAATTAAATCTTCCTACTATTACAAGTGTAAACGCTATAAATCAAGACAACCCACAGAAGTCTGCAAAAGTGACATATAATATGTCAGAGGGTGATGCAATACCCATAACTTATGAATTTCAGTCATTGCATAGCACAACAAAGCCCGGAACTATTGCTGTAGATGGTATGGTAGTAGAACCTAAAACTGAAGTTGAAGAAGGGTTTAAAGAAACAGACGTAGTAAAACCTGACGATGTAGTAGAACCCGGCACTACTGATATGTTGGAAGAGGTAGAGCAACAACAGTTTCAAAGAAGTGTTGATGCGGCTGATAGGGACGAACAAAAACAACAAGCGGCAGACTTAGAAATCATACGGACTAAAGATGTAGCACCCGAAACAACAGATGCAATCCCTGTAATTGATGTACCTGCTGAAGAACCAAAGCAACCGGGTTTGTTTGATAAAGTATCCGAAGGCGTCTCAAGTTTTATGGACATGTTTTCTTCAGAGGACAGAGAAGCAGAGAAAGAACAAGTTAGAAAAGACTTGTTAAAAGAATTAGAAATAGAAACAATTAGACCACCAGCAATGAACGAGGGCGGTATGGCTATGGATAGACAAATGAGTATGTTTGAAGACGGAGGTCTAATGGACGAAGGTGGTACAACGGACCCTGTATCTGGTAATGAAGTGCCACCCGGTTCTACACAAGAAGAAGTACGAGATGACATTCCTGCCCAACTAAGTGAAGGCGAGTTTGTATTCCCAGCAGATGTGGTAAGATTTATTGGCCTAGAAAAACTTATGAACTTGCGACAAGAAGCAAAAGCAGGTCTTGCTCGTATGGAAGCTATGGGTCAGATGGGCAACAGCGAAGAGGCTACAATACCTGACGACATTCCATTTACACTTGATGACCTTGATATGGAAGATGACCCAATGGAGTTTCAGGTTGGTGGTCTAGTGCCTAATCAGTTTGGCGTGATGGAACAACCGTCACAGTTTACACCAACATATCAAGCACCTGTTATACCTGTCGCACAACCCGTGCAACAAGCACAACCTTTGCAAACAGGCTTTACACCTTTGACCACACCTGCTGTGCCAACGGGTGGAGCAACAGTTCCTACCTTTGAACAGCTTATGCCTACAACAACTGGTAGCTATGATGAGTTAAAAGAATATATTAATAATGAAACAGGACAGACAATGACCATTCCGTTTGTGGATGGTAAACCTATTTATCCTATTCCTACAGGTTTTGTAGAAGTCCAGACAGACGTTGTTGAGGCTGTCGATCCAGAAGAAACTATAGTGCCTACAGCAAGACCAGAAACAGTTACAGGCAGAGATGATCCAAGTGACGATCAAAGAATGGATGATGGATTAGGACCGGGTGGGGGTCGCATTACACTTGGGGGAGAAATATTTGAAGGACCAACAGGCTTCTATGGTGATGGAATCAAAACTAGAAAAATTCAAGGGAGTGTTTACGGAGGAACCAAAGTAGGGGTATCGTTTGATATGCCAAGTGGTATACCCGGAGTTATGAGTGGCTTGTCTACAGCGGTTGGTTTAGCTACGGGTAAAGGAATTGCTAAAGATGCCACGGCTACCTTTACGTTGGCTAATGAAACTGTAACTGTAGATGCTGTCAAGTATAATAAAATAAAAGCGGCTGGGTTTAGAGGAGAAGAAGCAGAAAAAGTTTTAACAGATTTACAAAACAAATCTAGGATAACTGCGACACTGCGTGATCGTTCAAAAGTAAAAAGACAACTTGAAAAAGCAAAAGAAACTGGCGATATTAATAAAGCGGCAGCAGCAGAATTAAAACTAGCGCAAATTGAAGCTACTAAAATGGGTGTGTCTATTGACGGCAAAACAACAAGTGAACTTAAATCAGAAACACTTGCCGCAGTCCAGCGTAAAGCGGCAGAAAACGCAGCCAGAAAAGCTGCAGAGCAAGCAGCGAATCAAGGCAATACACAGTACGAAAGTGATAAAGGTGGATTTAGATATGATTCCTCTGATAAAGATAGTGAATCACAAGGGGGTAAAGGATACTCATTTGAATCATATTCCGACAACGTAGCAAAAGGCACGGAAGATCGTGGATACGGTGCGGCGTATGATTCTGACGTTCTTGGTTTAGCAGACTAACCAAAATATAATAGCCTGCAATCAGTTGGCCTACCCATCCCCCACCCGACAGGTGGCTACGTTGGCCCCAACAAGGAGTAAAAGAAAATGGCAG